AAGCTAATATGATTGATGAGTTTATTACTGCTCACGCGGCAAAAGAGGGCAAGAAAGTAGATCCATACGATCCTAAGCAGCATCATTTAGAACAGATTCGAGAGAACAAGAAAGAGGATAAAAAGGATAGAGATGGTAGATCACAACATCACGTAGCTCCGTATCAGGAGACTGGCGTAGGTGCTTTACAAACACGTTATTGTCCCGAGCACGTAGGCGATATGTTGGGCAGGGTTGGAGACGGAATATGGCAGTGCCCAAGAGATGGCGCCATCTTTAATTTTGAGACAGGTTGGACCGATGCTAATGGCGTTAAACATCCTGGCGGAAGTGTTGCGAATCAAACATCTGATGTATCAAATCAACCTGTGCCGCATAGAATTTTTGATAGTAAAGAAAACACCCTAAACGTTATTAACTAAGGGCCACAATGCTTAACGCCCTCATCACCATAGCCGACGCATTAGATGCAAAAGGATTTATCCGTGAGGCTGAAGCCATAGATTCATTGATTCGTCAAGCGTTTAATGTAAAGGATATGCAAGAACTAGTCACCATTCTAAAGGATACTTTTACCGAAGCCGTTAATAATCCTGCTTTGCCCTCCATAACAAAAGAGACTCTACCCAACATATTTGCCGTGTTAGATGCAGTCGGCACAAAAATACAAGTGCCCGTTTCTGGAGAAGGAACTGCAAGACAAATTACATCAGTTCAAGATCGGGCTTTGGCTGTAGAACAGGGCATTCGTGAACTACGACGAGCAATAGGTCAGTTACAGGATCCAAAAGAAATAGCACATGATCAAGGGCTCTTGAGGGATCTTTTGACCGAGGCACTAGGTTGGAAAAAAGGACGCAGGCCTGGCGATAAAAAGAACTGGGAAAAAGTTAAACACGTAGTGGAACAGGTGAAGTAACATGAAAGGTAAAAGCAAGATACTCGTGCACCCTGAAAAAGAGTTCATTATTGCGTCTTTAAGTAGCGGAATGTCTGTTCGCGACCTTGAGGCCAAGATAAAAGAGAAATACAGGGATAATAAAAGACTATGGCTTTCTTCAGTTACTATTCAATCATTTCGTAAGAAGTATCTTAAGCTTGATGGTCAGGTTTTAAAAGACATTCAGGAAACCGGCCGAGTACAACAACAGGTTGAAGAAGAGCAACATCGTCAACATCAATTAGAACAATCTGACGCCTACAATAAGAAGCTACACGAAGTAGTAGATACCAAGCTAGATGTAGCGAAGAAGATCCTACAACTAGATAAAATCATAGAGAGTAGAATAGAGTATTGGTTCAATGCCGTTGCGTCTGGTGAAGAAACTGCATCTAAAGGTGACAAAGAGCTTAGGCAATTCATGGACCGTCAGTTTGTTTTGCTGGGCCAGTACAAGAAGTTCGTTGAGGGTTTGGCGGATCGGACTGTTGACTACAATGTTAACGTCACCGTTATGAATGATCAGATCAACATGATACGTGATGTGATTAGAGAGTGCATAGTTGAATTGGAGCCAGAGAAGGGCATGTTGCTGTTGGAAAAGGTGCATAGTAAGATAAACGGCCTAGTGTATAGATCGAACTCATTACCGCCGGCTGTTATTAACCTCGAAGACCTGCAGGAGCCATTATCGCTAGAAAGCCATAATGATTTGGTTGCGCCTATAATACCGGAGCCTAATAATGACACCAAGTAATCATTCCGAAAAATTATTGCAGGCCTATAAAGATGGGCGGCTGAATGATTACATGTATAATCGTCTGATGAAGGTCATTGACTCTGGTATGACGGATGATCTCTTGGGCGAAACAGTTGAAGATGCGCAATGCGCTAGTGATCATGGAGTTAGTGGTGATAAGGACTATCACGCTTACTTTTTTATCCAGCACCTTACTGATGATATATTAGATGATACATTCGGGGTTAAGCTTAATGATGTAGACAAGAAAGACTTGATATCCTTTTTATTCGCCCACCGAAATGATGAAACCTATAAACTCAACAACCTCGTAGATTACAGGTTACTAGTTCATAAGTGGTTGTGTAGCCGATTATCAAAGAAAGCCTACCCAAACACAATGGGCAAGAACAACAGAGATCCTGTTTGTGATTTGGATAAATGGATTTCCACCTTAAAGAACATCTATGGGCTTATTCATGCTCCAAAGGGCCCCAAATTAGAACAGATTTCTCGCGGAGCGGCCATTGATTATTTTACTGCCCAATGGGATCCAGATGAGACACAGAAGTTCATCAACTGGATGCGCTATTACGAAGATGGGTCAACGGAGAAATATAACGTGAAAACAGCAATGACTACACTAATGTCCGAAGCAGAGTTAGAGATTCCATTACCGCAATCCTGGGCACGTAGAGACGGCCGAAATCAATCTGGACCTAATATGTCTACGTTTGTCGCCCCACAAAAAACCCGGCGCGAACTAGAGTTCGAAATGGCGGCCAAAAAGAAGCACCAGATGTTATCACGACTAGATTCGTTAAAAAGACTATTACGAGGCTTTAGCGAAACTATCTCTAAAAATGACCTAACCGCAATTTATGACGAGATTCATAAGTTAGAGTTATCTATAAACAAGTTAGAGATAACAGCTTCTATTCAGGATTGTGCGATTCGTTCCGCTGGTAAACTGAGGAAGCTTGGCTTTTCAGAGGGTGCCGAGATACTAGAAAAGGCAGCAGCTGAACCAATTGCCAGCCCAGATGTTATGAAAGCTTTGCCTCAGGGTGTTTCTGATCAGCCTAATATGGCTCCTGGCCAATCAAATACTTATAGCCTGAATACAATCATCAATCGGCTGGAAGGAACCAGTAAGATATTGAAAACCAGAGACATCATAAGAGAGTTGGCTAGTATCGATATCCTGCTAAATGAGCTAGGACTAGCTAGTTACTTTCCAGAGCTTACTGATGGTCAGTCCCATTTAATAGAAGCCTTTGGCTATGCCAGCAACAAGATTGAAGCCATTATAGCTAAATTACGAGGAAGCGGGACTAATAAGCCTAAGCCCCCAGAGACGAAGCAGCCGGAAGCACCAATGCCATCGGCGCAGCCCCCGGCACCACCTAAGAAGCCAATGGAAACTGGTGAAATCATGGACAAGCCTGTTGGTGAGGTTAAGAAAGAGTTGCCTAAGCCGACACCTGCGCCAATTGCACCGCCGGCACCGAAAAAGGTGTAACTATGAAACTAGATGAGCTGTTGGGCATAATAATTGAGGTTGCAAAAACCAACGGTTTAACTGAGCCCTTTATGGTTGGTGGAACCCCACGAGATAGGATCCTGGGGGTTATTGATAAAAAGGCAGAGATCAAAGACATAGATATTACTACTGGTGACAAAAACTCTCCGAAGCTTGCTATATTGGTTCATCAAAAGTTAGAAGGAAGCATTTACAACGTGTTTGATGATAAACACTCATCCGTTGACGTGCAAGGAATCCATTTGGACTTTAGCAGTAACTATCGTGTTCGCGGCATTGAAGAAGAGCTTAAGAGACTGAACGTGAAAGATGTCACCCCTATGAAAATGGAACTCTATTCTCGGGACTTTACGATCAATTGTTTACTAGAACGTCTGGACTTCACTGGAATCTTTGATTTGACCGGCGAAGCAATTGATGATATAAAGAGTAAGGTGATTCGTTGTCCTATTAATCCCGAGATTACCATTGGTAGTGATCCCCGTCGAATTTTGCGGGCCATAAAGTTTGCCATCAAGTTCGGGTTTAACATAGAAGAGGGGCTAAAGGGTGTTATGCTAAACAACAGGGAGAGTATTAAAACACTTCCAGTTAAGTTCGCTCAGGATAAGATGACGGAAATAGCAACTCTAGATTCTGAAAAGGGCATTGAAATGTTAATAGAGTTTAAGTTATTGCCCCTAGTTCCATTGTCCAAAACTTTGTCCGACATACTTATTCAACAGCGCAAGATCATTCACGCATTATAGGAGATAAAATGGCCGAAGATATTAGGGGCATGTTACAAATTCAGATCAAGAAGTCTCTTGAAGAGCTGCGCACGCTTTTGACGTTAAAGATTGCTCCAGAGAACAAACAAAAGGTTAATGACCAGATTAACAAGGTCATCGCTGATTTGACTAACTTGGCGGTGCGACTACCGGCAACACTAACTGCCCCTGTCGTTATGAAGGCAGATGATGCTAAGACAAAAGATATACACTTAACTGTTAGACCATTATCGCCATTGCGCCAAAACCTAGACTACGGACACAAATAAATGACCGACCAAGTTATGGATACAATAGAAGTGGTAGATGAAACCATCGAAAAATCGGCAACGATTAGGGGTGAAGGTGTAAGGGCCTGTCCTTTCAGTTTACCGATTCCTGAGGCCTGTGAAAATGCTGGCAAATCTGTAAATCGTATGGCTCCTACACCAGAAGATGAAAAAGCAGAGAAAATAGCAAAGGCCAATAGGTTAGTTTATACTTACCATAAAGACTGCACGCACTGTATGTTTGCCGACAAAGTCCTGACCAACAATAAGAAAGTGGATTGCAGCTTTGGAGACACGGCGGCTGGAAAAAAAAGTACGCCGTTTACCGGGTCGCCCTTATATCCTCAAACATTTGGATCGGGGTATGAGGCTCTTAACTCAAGGACGTTAGGTCTCTATAGCGACAATAATGAATCTCGTAACATGTTCTTTGGGCTGTTTAGTTTGCTTGGTTCTACTACAGTTGAGGAGATAATCAAACTAGCAGAAGAATACGACAGGTGCGGAGAAAAAGACAAGGCAGAGATAGTTGACAACTTGTTAAAAAAACTACAAGCTATTAAAGATGAGTATAAAGATACGTTTGAGAAGGTAGAAAAGTATCTTGCTGATTATAGATTACAGTATGAGGCAGAGAGTAATGATACCTCTTTAATCTGGGAGCTAAGTGATTCTTGGTTTGGCCCTCGTCAATTGAATCGCGGTTAAATAACATCAAGACCATACAACTTTGGAGGATTAACATCATGGCAGACACAAATTCATTCTGGGTAGACGACGCAGCACAAAACGCAGAGGATTTATTCAGTCCAGAGGCGATGGATAAGCTAAATGAGCTTAATGAGCAATCCAAACATGACCCAGATCTTGAGCCGGTTATTGTTGAAGAAGAGCCCGTACTAAAGAGTGGTAATGAACCAGATTGGATGCCTTTTGAATCAGGAGATACATATTTCGGGAAAGGCACCGAGAAATCAGAAGGTCATCCCAATTCAATGCATGAGATTGGTCATCCTGACCAAGAATTTGGCTCAGATCCCAACGAAATCACCGTTGAAGAAGAGCCGAAGGCTCATAAAGATACAATCCCCGGTTCCGACACGATCTTCGTTGAAGAAGACGAAGCCATTGATAAGCCAGCTAAAGAAACAGATTGGGAACATGATAAGGATCCCTCTAAGTTTATGGCTCATTACTCTAAAGGGCTAACCACAATACCACGGCATAGTGGGGAAACAGTTCATGGATGCGAGAGGGCTATTGCACATCTAAAATCCTATATGAATGATGGGCACCAGGCTATGAAAGTAGACCTAAAGGGAGTGATAGACGAACTTCAAATGGATGCTAAAACCAAAGAATATATGAATGCAATAGACAGGCTTGAGCGTCAAATCGAGAGACTAAAGAAGAAGACCAAGAAAGCATCTATGGATGTGCGGCTAGTTTCTGAGGGCCAGTGTGAAAAGTGCAAATCTAATACGCCTATGTGGCATGACGTAGCTAACAATAAGCTAGTATGTATGCATTGTGAGGCTGAGGAAGTTGCTGAAACCGATACTATCGAAAAGACGGCAGGAACTGCGCGGCTTAACGTTTATATTAGTGCATTTGAGAGAGCCATTACAGGTATAATTACCAACTCTTCTGTTTCTGCTGGGCATGATTTAGAAGAGGTTTATGATCGTTTGGACAAGCAATATAAGTTTACCCCACGTGAGAAACTAGCAATCATTCAAATCCTGGCTGATATGGGCAACCCAATCATTTTGGATCGTGGCCGAATTGGTGATGAAGATAAAGATCCGTCTAAGGGTGGAATAGATTATATGTCTAATTATTATGCCTAGGATCTAATTGGATGTGATTATGTTAAACAACAGAAGGCGTTGGGACGAACAATCTGTTTCTTTTTTGAAAGAAAACTATTGCCGTGACGACAAAGATCATTTGGTATCTGTGTTGGGTAGAAAATGGACCTCTATAAGAAGATTTGCCGAAGAAGTATTGGGACTAAAAAGACACTTTAAAAGACTTTGGACAGAGGATGATATTGCTTTCTTAAAAGCAAACTACTCAACCTCTACAAAAAGCCATATAATGTCTGGTCTAGATAGAGGATGGGAAGCTATAAAGAAAAAGGCAACATCAATTGGGGAATCAAGAGCGCATTGCCGGCCGCAAGAAGGGACTAATCATAAGTTTTTTGACATTTGGTCTAAAGAAATGGCCTATGTTTTAGGATTTATATGGGCCGATGGATGCCTTCTTTCTGGTCCTAGAAAAAGATTAGAGATTTATCTTCATCCTCAATATGCATGATAGTTAACAATAAAACTTGGAAAATTCAAACGCAGCCTTAGAGGTCTTTCATGGGCACTAACTTCATCTCACAACTTATTACCCTTGCCGTTCGTTTGGACGAACTGGGCGAGACCGAGCAGGCCCAAGAAATAAAGGGGCTGACAAAAGAACTGTCAGCAACTCCTGACATAGATGATGAGCAAATCATTCAGTCTATCAAACTGCATCATGGCCCGCCTAAAGAAGTGGTAATAGATCATATGCCTGTTGAAATGACTGATGAAGACTTTGCACAGCTTGATGAAACTGAAAGGCATATTATTACAGATGAAGCGAACAACATATCTATGCACTCCAAGATTACGCCAATTGCTGGCGGCGGGGCTCATGTCTACTTTGTAGAGGTTCCATATCATGTTGAGCCGGATTCTCCAGAATCATTGTTTTACGCCACCACTAAACAGTTTGGATTAGGTGGAAACATTGTTCGTTTAAAACCGCAGAATAATCATTTAAGATATGTAGTATATGGTCCAATTCTAACCTAGCGGAGACTAATATGTCATTGGAAATCATCGTTCCAGAAGACATTAAGGACCTGATCGTTGATATTTTAGCGCAAAACATACTGATTTATGAGTATAACGAAGCACGTCTTTATATCGAAGACGCAGAACCTGAAGATGATCAATACCAGTCCCAAACTCCTAATATAGACTTCTATCTGTGAGGCTTAAATGGCAATATCGCGATCTGACATATATGCTAAAGACGAACGAGGAGGAGACTGGTTTCAAGAGTTTCTGTGTTCTTTAGCCGGGCAATCTTCCAACATGCAAGAAATACTTGAGGCTATTACCGGCCAGCACGGCAAAAGTGTTCAAAGCATAGTACAGCAGTATCGCAAAGATGTTGGCCTAGATATTGTGGGCGGGTTAGAAGATGAACAGGTAAAAGAAGCGTCTGTTAAAAACACCGAGGTTAAAATGTCTCAAGCATCATTTAGACCATTATCGATACGTCATGCGCAAGATCATAGCTCCATTATAGACATGATAGAAAAGGATCCCAAGGCAGTACGTGATATTGAAAGTCATTGCCGGGGCAGTGGTGGGTTTAAATCTACTATATCGATTATCAACATTATACGTAAGATGTTCCCTGACGAACTTATAAGCTTTACCGATAAAGACCTTGTCGCCTACATAGAGCGGATTAAAGACTCCCATAAAGCTGAATCTGGTAAAGTTGATATAGCGGACGTTGGTGCCGGAACTCGTATAGGGGATAATAACGACGATAACGCCGCTGATTATATACGCGGAGCCAAATAAAGTGACTAGTCAAAATAAGTCTAACCTTACGGCTATAGAACAGATGTTCGCCAGTCTCAAGAAAGAAGTGCTAAAGATAGATCCTGTAGCATTTGCCGAAAACTATCTCACTATAGATGGAAAGCCCCTTAAGTTAGGCGGCGGAACAGGATGGAAGTTTCTCGCTGACATCTACCGATATGTGGCCATTAAAGGTTTGGAGCCCGATGCAAAACCAGTAATTTGTCTGAAAGGGCGACAAATTGGCTGCACAACTATGGCCACTGCCCTGGAGTTATACTTTTGCACCAGCGGGCTCTTCGGCACATCTCCTGAAAGACCTCCCATCAGAATACTACATTGTTTTCCTGCATTGGCATTAGTTGACCGGTTTGTTAAAGACAAGCTTAGTACAATGATGCGCACTGCTAAGGATAACTATGTTCTTAAACAATCACTGTCATATAATGAAGACAATGGGAAGAGACGACTTGATGTCCCAGAAGATACTTTGAGGGAAAAGCAGTTTAAGTACGAGAATAGGCTTTGGGTAGACTCTAATGCGCAGGATGCGCAGCGTCTTCAAGGTATGTCCGTTGATGGCATTTTTTATGATGAGTGCCAACATATGAACCAGGACGACATTGGTAATAGTAAGAGAACTTTAACCGCCGCTAGGTATGGCCCTGTAAATCAGGGCATTCAGATGTATTTCGGTACGCCTTTGCAGCGTGGCTCTGCTTTCCATAAAATGTGGGAAGCATCTGATAAGCGAATATACCATCTTAAATGTGAAGCCTGCGAAGAGTTCTTTCCTCTTTATGTTCCTGAGTCGGATGATTGGGAACAATATTGGCTATACGGCAAGGTAGTGGCCTGTAGAAAATGCGGGCACCAACAAGATAAAGTAGAAGCAACTGAGCGTGGTAAATGGATACCGTCTCAGCCATTAATGCCAAATGGAGATGAACCACAGTTTGTTGGCTTTCATTTCAACCAGCTCTTTATTCCGGACTTCACTAAAGAGGTCATCTTAAAAGAAAAGCCTGGCATTCATCCTACTAACTCAGACCGTATTTGGAAGAATGAAATATTGGGAGAGTTCTACAGTGGTTCAGACATGCCAATGTCAGAAGATGAGATCTATAAATTCTGTCGAGACATAAACAGGAAGATATCTTTCGGATCTGAGTCGGTTGCTAGAGTACCTGGACAACTTATTAATGGATATCGTCCTCCTATGTTTATGGGAATTGACTGGGGTGGTAAAGCTGATGATTCGACATCTACCAAGGGGAAGTCCTTTTCGTCCATAGTTATTGTGTCGGTGGACCAAGCGGGAACGCTACATATAGAGAACGCCTTCAAGCTTAAGAGCAATGACTTTGAGCACAAGAAAGAAGTGGTTAATGAGATGTTTCGGCGGTACGACATTAAAATATGCGTGGCTGACTTGGGATATGGCAACGACATTGTTGCCGAGCTACAGAAAGAATATGGATCGCGAGTAATAGGAAGCTTAAGCGGCGGAAATATGATTCATCCTGTGAAGTATGATCCAGAAGAGTTGAGAATGATAATCAACCCTAATGTGCTACTGGAAGAACTGTTTAGTCAAATGAGGAAAGGTAAGATTAAGTTTCCTTGGCAAAGCTATGAGATGTTGCATTGGTTAATACAACATTGCTGCTCAATGGAAAAAGAAGTGAGGACTTTTCAGGGCAAAGTGATTACTCGGTACGTAAAAGGCAATGGACCGAATGATGGACTTCAAGCCATTATGTACGCCTGGCTCAGTTATCGTTATTTCCTAACCAAGGGGTTTACCATGAAAGAATTCCAGGTGGGCAGAAAAGATAGCGGCCCATTATTGGCTTATTTGCCGAATATGTAGTAAATAGTGGGCCTGTAAAGTACGCGTAGAAATAACCTAGTAATATCACATAGTTACATATGCTAAAAATTGAGGCCATCTACTAATATTATTGAGTATAGGTAGATGGTCTTTTTGCGTATAAAGGCCGAAGGAGAAGCAATGCGAAGATTCAAGTGTAATGAGGACTTCTTTTATCGTGATACGCCAGAATCTTTCTATTGGGCCGGGTTTATAGCTGCTGATGGATTTATAGGATTGCACAAAGATCTATACAAAAAATTGGGCATATTACTGGCAAACAAAGATATACGACACCTTTGGAAGCTCAAAAGACTGTTAAACTTTGAGGGCCCAATTGGACAAGGTATTAGCACAATCGGAGAAAAAACATACCCACGATGCACTATAGCTATTACTTCTGACCAAATATTTGATGGGTTAACTAGATTCGGCATAACACCAAGAAAGTCACTTACATTGAGATTTCCTAAGTGGGTAGAAGAACATCCTTTGGTTCATCATTTTATTCGTGGTTACCTCGATGGTGATGGGTTTTGGATGTTAAGAACTCGGGACCAGCAAATGTATGTTGGGTTATTGGGAACAAAGCAGTTTCTTAACGCATGCATTAGGGTATTGGAAAAGAATTGCGCATTATGTCATCATCGTAAACCATCGCCAAAGGAAAACATCTTTGAGATTACTTGGAGCGGAAACAAGCAAACCAAGAGAATCAGAGATTATTTATACAAAGACGCCACAATCGACATTCGTTTAACCCGCAAGTTCAATATTGCTTTTGATCCTATTATGGAATTAACCCACGAGACAAGTCATTTCAAGCCCATAGTTGGAACCAATATTGAAACAGGAAAAGAGATAATCTTTGCTTCGGTTAAGAGCGTAGTGGAAAAGGGTTTTCATCCATCTTGTGTGAGCAATTGTTTGCACGGGAGATATCAACAACATAAAGGTTTTACTTGGAAACTTAAGGAGACATAAATGACAGGCAACAATATACGTCGCGGTGTTTGGAAACCGGAATCAGTAAAGAAAGAGGCGACAGTTAAATCGGGACGGTTTGGTGCTCGTCCGGCAACTGTCAATAATGATGGTTTATCAAACTCAGAGTCTCATTTGGCAGCTAGAGGAACTACTCCAGTTAGTTCTGCAGTTGTAGCGGGCGTTTCTGAACATCGACAGGAAGAGCTGATTAGAGCTACTGATATGAGGCAAGAAGATTCTAAGTATCCAACGCCAGTATCTGTGGTGGGGCGCACTCGAACGGCAGGTATTGTATCAGCCGATGGACAACTTAATAAATCGGCCGGGATAGTTTCTACCGATGGCCGTTTCAATTCTCCGGGCGGCAATACAGTTCGAATGGCTCCAGAGGTTTACTCACCGCTATTCCAAATAGCGAACTTACAGCTTCCGCGAGATCGAATTACGTGCAATGCTTGGAATAGAAACTTCTATGCTACGCATCCTATTGTCCACAACTGCATTAATCTACACGCAACCTATCCGATTAACAAGATCCATATTAAGTGCAAATACAGAGAAGTCGAAGACTTCTTTAACGGTATGGATGAAGAACTTGATCTGATCAAGATATTACAGGATGCGGCACTTGAATTCTGGGTAATTGGTGAATGTTTCCCCTACGCAGAATTTGATGAGACCCGTGGAACCTGGAAGTCAATCATTATACAGAATCCAGACTATATGCACGTCAAGACCTCTGTGCTGGGCAATAATCCAGTGATTTCTATGCGACCTGATGCAGCGTTACAGCGGCTAGTAATGAGCAATAATCCAGCGGATATGCAGTTACGCAATCAGATTGATGAAGAGATCCTGTTCCATATTAGAAAGGGAAACAACATCCCGTTTGATAACTTCCACGTTAGTCATTTAAAGATGCCCTCTCATCCTTATGATGTCCATGGGACATCTTTGATCGTTGATATCTATAAGGATTTGATGCTTTTCGACAAGCTTCGCGAGTCTCAATTTGCTATGGCCGATGGTATGGTGAATCCAATTACATTGGTTAAGGTTGGTGGTTCTGAAGAAGGCAGTTATCACCCCACTAGCGATGCTTTGGAAAAATGGCGCCAAACATTTGAAGCTGCTCAGTATGATCGCGATTTCAAGATCATTACCCATGGAGCTGTTACAGTTGAACGTATTGGTGCTGCCGGTCAAATAAAGGACATTAGCCCTGAGCTAGCCTTTATTGTAGACGATATCTTCTACGGGCTGTTAGTCCCTAAGGCTATTGTAACGCAGGATGGTGCTGCTTTTAACTCAGCATCAATAGGACTGGAAGTCCTGAAACAGCGATATGAGCAGTTCAGAAATATGATGGGTCAGTGGCTCACTAAGAAGATCTTTGCCCCTATTAGTGAGATTCAAGAGTTCTATTCCTATAAGGATGGCGTTAAGAAACTCATAGTTCCCGAGATCGAATGGAATAAGATGGTTCTATTTGATATGGATAACTACATTCAGATACTGAATACTTTAGCTACAGCCGGTACTGTAAGTCAAACCACATTGTTCAAGAGCCTCGGATTGAGCGTTCAAGAAGAGCGCCGCAATAGAAAAGAGGAAATGATCTACCAAGCTATTATCGCGAAGGAAACAGATATACTCAACACTATGTCTTTGGGCGCATTAAGAGCACTAAAGCCCGATGAAGATATTATAGAACAAACGGTTGACGTGCTCCCTGGCACGACCAGCGCAACCTCTGAAGATGCTGGCGGCTTGCCAGGAACCGGTCCCATGCCGAGTGGTATGGGAGGAATGGGTGGCGGCGGCGGATTAGGCGGAGCGCCTTCTGGGCCTGCCGGGGGGCTACCCTCTGCTCCTGCTCCAGTATCAACACCGCCTGCTGGTGCTAGTGGCGCTGGGGCGGCGACCGGTGGTGGATTAGGCGCAGGGGCTCCTGGTGGAGCCGGTGGTAGCGCTGGAGGTCTTGGCGCTGGCGCACCTCCTCCTTCAGCAGCTCCATCTGGCGGAGGCTTAACATAACAGACAACATATTATCCATTCCTATGCTTTTAGCCCATTAAAGGACAACCTATGGACCATTACTATTATAAAGTCAAGCCTTACCTGGACTTCAATAACTCTTATTCTATGCGCAAGGTCCTTAACTCTTTATACTCTGAGTTCAATAAGGCCCTGAAAGGCAATAATGTATTATACGCTACTCAAACGCTTGACACTGTAAAGGCCCTATATGATGACTTCACACGATCGTTTTGCACCAGAGAAGATAAAGGCGGAACGATGAGCTTTACCCAGAAAGAGATGTCCAGCAAGATTAGAAGCTTCATTGGGTATATGATTCAGAAGCTTCATAAAGGGCGGGGTGTAGAGGAAGAGATAGAACAGATAATTGATAAGAAAGCAACTACCAAACAAGGATTAAAATAACATGCATCCTATCAGCAAACGCGCCAAAGTAGTCTCCGATGGTAAACCAGCCTACACCGAGAAAGAGAGGTCTGATTCCGGCGGAACTATTTACAGGTACAGCCCAAGTCATATTGATGCTCGCTGGAAGGATAAGGTATCCAAAATCAAGCTCCTCGAAAAGAACATAGGCAAACTGCGTAAGCAGTATGAGAAAGATCTATCCTCTGATGACCTCCGCACTCAAGCTGAAGCCGCAGTTGTCGGTATTATGGATGACACATGCGCTAGAATTGGCAATGAGGAATCTGTAAAGGAATACAAAACATATGGCGTTACTACATTCAAGGTAAAGCACCTTACTTTCTCCGGCTCTAAAACCACCTTTAAGTTTGTTGGTAAAGATCAGGTAAAACAAGATACATTTACCACTAACTCAAAGATCACCAAGGTTCTGAAAGAACTCGTTAAAGGCAAGAAAGATAACGACTTCGTATTTGAGATTGATGGAACCAAGATCTGGGACCGTGCTATCAACCGTTACCTTAAGCAGTTCGACATCAGTGCTAAAGACCTTCGTGGTTTTCAGGCTAATCGTTTAATGAAGGATATGCTTAAGAAGAAGGACTGGCAAGAGGCGCTGGAAGAAGTTGCTGATATAGTCGGACACGAAGCGACCACGCTTAAAAATCAGTATCTCGACCCTGCCTTAGTGGAAAAACATGAGACTAAGAAAAAGGCCGAGGAGACTAGACCTTTGTCTAAACGCGCGACACGCAATTACTGGCAAGATCCAGACGGTAATATGGTTGAGGTAGAAGGCCATGCTTCATTTGTAAAGGAGCACCCGGAGATTTTTGGGATGTTACCAGAAGGACAAGACTCTTATCATAAGCTAGCACTTGAGAAAGGATGGACTAGACTTGTGCTTGATTCAGAACAACTATCCAAACGTGCAATAGACCAAGATCATCAGGACATGCTTAATCTCATTCTTGTAACTGCCAAACGATACAATGGAGCTGTTAAGTTTCGCTATCACCAATCTGCCATTAAGGGCTCGTTTGACCTGTCTTACAATATTGTATTCGATAGCTTAAATGATACTGAATCGTTCATACTAGAGGCATATGACTTTTTACCATCCCCGTGGGTGCCAAAGAAACCATACAAGCGCAATGACAAGTATGAAGTATGTATGGATTTTACACTTAGGATGACTAGTCATGACATAGCTGTATATGAACAGCAGGTTAAGTATGCTGGTGGTTCTCGACAGCCTCTTTCTAAACGCGCCTTACTAAGTCAGCCTGATGCGACGTTACTGGAAGGCGTTGGGCCTAATGCGTCAATGCTTAATGGCCCGTCCGTTCTGCCAAACCAAACACCAATAGGCCCTAAGGCCACGCCCCCAGCGCCAGCAAAAACACAGCCCGCTCCTTCTGTGGCCCCAAACCAGCAGATTCGTATATGGCCGGGAGTTAAGACCAATCAACTACTATTAGATGCTTGGAGCACTTTACTTCCGTTCTTACCACAATCTGCTGTAATGACGTCTGGAATACGCACACCTAATGATCAGAAACGTATTCTGCGTAACTACTGGCAAAAGGCTGGGTTTACTTCACAGGATGAAGGCTGGGGCGATTACTTTATGATGTCCAAGATACTAATAGAGAACGATTGGATCGTAGGCCCTCCTGCCACTAATGCACAATATGCTCACCTCCATAATAATGCGATTGATATAGCCGGGGCCGATTTAGATGAAATAGCAGCAGCAATAGAACTGGTGAATGAAAATCCTGAATTGGGGGTTAAATTTACAGCACCTCTTGTGGAACGTAAAAACAATGATGTTCATGTCGGTATCATGAATGCAAAATACGATCCCAATGCCATAGCAAAAGTGCTACAGGAGCTAAGGATAAACGAAAACAGAGTGGCTAGTAAGTCTACGTCTATGAGCAAGCTATCCGCTGAAGATCAAGAGTTTATTGCCTATGCCGTTAATACATACGGGAAAGGCATTAGTAAAAGAGCAGAGACTTTTGACATTCCCAAAGAGAAATCAGGCATTTCTCCGGAGGCTATAAACAATCTTAAAGGGTTGACTGATGACTTTAATACAACAGACTCGGTTATATCTGGTGGGGCTAAAATTAGTGATAAGCCATACGTAACGTTAGAGTGGTATTTGGTTGACAATAGTGATCGTGCCACTCGTAGTGCCGAAAGATATATGGCTAGCATTTACGTATCCTATAAGACCCCCTTTGGTTTTCAGCAAAGCAAGCTAGTATACTCGTGTAGTGATTTGGACGCCGAAAAGCTATCGATGGATCTAAGAAAAGAGCTGGAAGATCCTAAGTTAACAGATGAGATTATGGCCGTGGTGGTAAAATCAATGGAAGTTGAAAAGGCTAAAGAGGAACATATTAAGAGTCTAAACAGTGATAAACGACTTCTTTCCAAAAGGGCCGATGAAATACAGATAGATATAGGTCCAGATGAGCAGAAGGTATTTGATCTGTTGAAAGAGGTGAAGGCACATTATGGGCTGAACAAGGTTAAACTTTTTGCTGTGGGTGGATTAGTTCGTGACGCAATCATAAAATAGATGGAGCATAAATAATGGCTATTGGCAAAGATATCGATATTATGGTGGTAGGTCTTTCGGGTAAAGAGTTTGCCGAATACATGAGTCGCTACCTAAAAGAGGTGAAACAAGAAACAGCCAAAGTGGGTATAATAGCGGCGCAACCTGAAAAAAGTAAGCACCTAGAAACTGCGACCATGCAAATTTATGGCAACTCAGTTGATTTTGTTGGACCACGGAAAGAAGTCTATACCACAGACAGTAGGGTCCCTCAAGTTACTGAAACTACCCCCGAGGAAGATTCCAAGAGACGCGACTTCAACTTCAACAGTCTCTTCATGGATCTCGACGACAACAGTATTAAAGACTTCACCGGGCACGGCATTGAGGATATTAAGAATAGGGTTGTGAGAACCCCTCTTGATCCTTATATCACTTTCATGGACGACCCACTTCGTATATTACGTGCTATTCGTTTGGCCACTAAATTTGGCTTCACGTTATCTCCCGAGTTAATTAAAGCCGCACAATCTCCTGCCATACAAGATGCCTTCCGCAAGAAAATCTCTCGTGAACGCATGCATGATGAGTTTTACAAGATGCTTACTGGGCCAGATCCGGTTGGCGCGATGCAACTACTGAAAGAGGTCGGGCTAAGAGACGAAGTGCTGAAATTGCCTGAGAACTTCTCTACATGGGAACTAGATCAGAAATCTCCTCACCACGATTTTAATGTCTGGGATCACACTTTACAGGCGCTAACTAACTTACAACAGATCATCAAAGATCGTAACCTAGATGACGCTGATAAGTTCATTATTAATCTCGGCATGCTTCTTCACGACGTTGGTAAACTTGACCCCTCTATTCCTCAAACAAAGCAGCTAGCTGATAAGATAATCACAGTATATCATGGGCACGAAGCTGCCAGCGCTAAAGCTGCTGAACAGATATTACGTAATCTACCAGGAACCAAGGTAGAAGAAATCGAGGCCATTAAGAAGATCATTATTGGTGCCGGTAAAACAAGCGTGGGGAGAACAGATACTAGTAAAGAATATGATAAAGGCCGTAAGGCATTGGGTAAGTTCGTGCGAGAGATGGGTACATTGTGGGAACATGTGATTGATGTTCGTCACGCAGATGCAGCGGGGCACAAAGTTAATCAGTTCGCCACGCATCCAACTAAGTACTACGATACAATGAAAGAGCAGATACGTAACTTTAACCCTAATGCTATAATGCAAATGAAACCCCTACTCAACGGCCAAGAACTCATGACCATGTTCAATCGTAAAGGCGGACCATGGATGGCTAAGTTGATAGCCGCTCTTATAGATTGGCAGCTAGGCAATCCTAATGCTACACCGGAAACAGCGCGAGCTGAGGTGCAGAGACTCTATACTGATTTGGGGCTAGACAAACAAGCGTCCAGAGCATTGTCCAAGCGAGCGATTGATACTATGGATTTTATGCTTACTGATTTCGCCGATGAGTTTCCTAAGCATTGTAACATGTGTCAGAAAGACTATGTAGGGTTAGAGGATTTCTTGACTCTTGCCCTGCCTAACAGCGATGAAGTAAGACCAGAGCTTATAGCAAATGATCCCGGTCTTCAGTGTATGAGCGACATGTCAGACGAAGATAGTGATGCCGATTTGCTGTATAGAAACTGTTCTTGTGGTAGCACGTTAATTGTAAAAGTTCCATGTATGCACCAGGTTAAGACTGCAAAGGCGTTATCTAAACGCGCCAAAGACGCAAAAGACATTATAGATGGGTGGTTTGAAGAAGACCGAAAGAACCCAACCATTAAAGAAGAGCGACATACCGAAACCAAAGACGTTGAATTATGGCATGGTGTAACCGATACTCAGGCCTTACAAAAACTGTCTAATGGTAGGTATCTCCTTACCCCGAACCCCAAGTCTGATATGCAGAAGCTATGGTTCGTTCCGACCTTTAACAGTGAATCAAAACGTATTGCTATGGGTTATGCCAACTACGCTATGGTTCGTGTTATGGTGCCGTTTGAGTTTACTAAGGTAAAAGCCGCCAAGGAAGATGGAAGTGTTAATGAATACACCGAGTCGCATAAAATTGCAGCACCTAAATGGGAGAGAACATATCAGTGCCAGGAGTATTATTTGCATAATGGGCCGATGGAACTCGATACCAACCAGGTCAAGTTAGCGGCAGACTATGAAGAAGAGATGATATCGCTTAATGCGTCTGTTAAACCCCTGTCTAAACGGGCAGCAGAAGAAACAGTGGAGTTACCGCTTTGGAGAGGAATAAATGACCCAAATACTGTTAAGAAAGTTGGCAGTAAATACATAATAACCTCTAACCAGGCAGACGGAACTGTTTGGTTTTCCAATGGGTGGACTGCCTCTGGAAGGCAGTTGGCGGAGAAACATTCCTCTTACGCATTGGTAAAAGTCAAGGTGCTATGCAAAATCAATGTTAACTATGATAATGGAAAGAGAGAGATAGACCTAGATTCTATAGTACCTGCCGGCCCAAGCTGGAAAAGATATGAGCATTCTGCTTCAGGCATAGTTTCTTTTATTCATAATGGTGCTTTAGAAGTGGATGTAAGTTCTGTGCAGGTCGAAATAAAGACAAAGCAAGCGTCATTGTCTAAGCGCGCCAAAGAACACAAAGAAGCCGGTGTGTTTATTCCTATTCCGGCCGATTTAGCAAAGCAGTTCAAATCACTGGGAGAGCATGATCATAGCCATGCTCATATAACGGTTTTATTCATTGGAGACGTATCTAAAAAACAAGAGTCTAAACTTGTAGAGATCGTAGAAGGTGTATTGTCCGACCAAGAATCGTTTGAGGTTGAGTTCGAGGACCGTGTTACTTATTTCCCGGTCTCAAAACATTCCGAGGGATGTAAAGTGGCCAAAATCGGCATTAAGTCAAAGGGACTACATAAGTTACACGACGCTCTTAAGAAAGCCATCAAAGCGGCTGATATAACAATAGAGGATCATTTCCCGGACTACAAACCACATACGACCCTTTCATACATGAAGCCGCCGCAAGAGAAATACGACGGCAAAACTCCTACCGGGTCTTTTACGGTTAAGGCGGCTGAAATATGGGGCTGTGGGAATAAGAAGAAGATACCGTTTGGTAAAGACAAGAAAGCATCATTTAGCCCTCTTTCTAAACGAGCCTCAGTCTATGGCTATTGGCTTGATCCTAATGGCCAACTATATCCTGTTGATTATCAACATCACGATAATTTTGTAAGAGACCATGAAGAGTTGTTTGGCCGTGACTATAAAGTTACAGCATACGAGTTGGCCTTTTCACAGGATTGGATTAGGATTACTATAAATGAAGCCCCTGACAGACTTGATTTTGAGGTGCCAAAATTCGACAATAAGTATCTTGCCAGAATACAGGCTATCTTGCCTAAATTGCCAACAAGCCGCATGTCAATGATAGATGTTCCAAAAGGTGGTTTCTTATATGTTAAACCATGGGATTTAGTTAGCGCTAGGAGTTTTGGGCAGCTAAAAGAGATACAGGATAAAGAGAAACCGTTCAGGTCATTTGCTCATGCTATTTCTAAGCGGGCTAAAGCTGATAACATATTAGGGCTAAAACACAAATTGTCTCCTGATAAGATCACTCGTCTTTATGAACTGGAGTATAAGCTATTCCAACTACAGTCATTAAACTCAAGTCGCCCGTCCACATTAAAGACTATTGAGCGGCTAAAGGCTGAGCTTTCTATGATGCTGCCAGAAATGCTCCAGATAATGAAGGCGATCTATAGTGAGTGGATTAAGTTTCACGGAGACGTTATTGAGCCTCAGGATACCCTAAAGAAGGTTAAGATTGAGTATCCTGAAGTAGATCCTAGTAGGCTAGAGGATGAGTATCTAGATTACCAAATGGGAACTATTACTCCTCATTATAATGCATTCAAGAAGGTGGAGATACAGCTGCAAAAGGAACTATGGTCTAAACCGCCCCTTTCACATATTCTGGAGACATATAAACAACTACAGCGCGGGGCAACCGGAAATGTGGGGAATGACGATGCCTTATTTAATCATGCACTAAACGTTTGCCATTTTGGTGGACCGTTCCTAAACTACTTTGCCGACACAACTGGTATATCGGGACAGCTATTAACAGACCTGTCAGAGGGCAAATATACCGATAAGTGGGACGTTGAAATATCTAAGTTCGCTGTTGACGCCTTAAGGCCACTATCAAAACGCGCTAAATAACCAATATCTATCAATATTTACACACTAATGTAGATACTCTTCTATCTAACTCTAAAAGGACTGGTACATACAAATGGTTGATTTCTTTGCACTAATTGGACAGGTATCCATTAAGATAAACGAGATTCTGGACGTAATGTCCGTTGCTATGGACGAAAAAGACACCGCCGAGGCTAATAAGCTCTTAATGGAGGCCAAGAAATGGTCGGTTGTTAAACAAGACTTGATAAAGGCAACCAAGGAGAAGTTCGGTGAGAAGCTTTTGTCTCCTGCCACTAAAGAGATGCTTAAAGGGCTATTACCAGAAAAGCCAGTTACCAATATGAAGCATGAGATGGAACTAATGGGATTACCAGAAAAGTCTCAACGAAAAGAGGAACTAGATACTATGTTTGAAACCATTCCATCATTAAAAAGGCCTGTATCTTGGGCTCCACCAAAGCACTCTGATGATATTGATGCAGGTCCAATAGATTTAACTAGCGCCATTAATGTTGAGTCTCTAGTCAAACAAGCCGATGGCGAAGGAAAAGAGTTCAAGCTATTATTGTCGTTTGCTAGAGCCTTGGCCCACATCTTTCAGCATGCGCATTGGGCCTCAGCAAATACAAACTTCTACGGAGATCACTTGCTCTTTGAGAGGATCTACAACAGCGCTAATGGAGATATTGACGTTATAGCCGAAAAGGCAGTGGGCATTACAAATGATTCTAGCACCATTAATCCTATCGAGGACATAAAATACACTGCTACCATCGTCAACAAGTTAGTCTCTGGTGAGTTTAACCCAGAGTCTTTCTCCGAGATAGGCATCGCGGCCGAGAAAGAGTTCCTTAAACTTATCGAGAAGATGATGGCTGGTAATAAGTCGGATGGCGTTCAGAATATGCTTCAGGGCATAGCTGATAAACATGAAGGACATCTATACCTCCTACAGCAGCGTAACCGAACAGCCTCATTATTAGTTAACACACTTACCAAGTTCGCATTCAATATGGATCGTGCCAGTAGATACTCTGAAGCTGACAAGATTGATGCGATGATTAAAGACCTGTGTGAACGAACCGGGCTTAAAATATCTGGTGATGATTTGGTTGCCACGTCTAATAAGCTGGATGAGATAGGGCTTTATGAAGAGGCTGACCAAATTGATGGTATGGTAAAAGAAGCCAAATGTCCTCAGTGCGGCAACCATGAATTTGGGCTAGGCGATACGAATGATATGTGTGAAGATTGTGGTTACCCCATGGTGAGATTACCACGAGAGCCGGGCGTTAAAAAGATGTTGACACCGGGCAAACGAAAACACAAAGACGACGATACTTTTGACAAAACCTAATATTGGGCTAGTACAGGAGATCTGATTATATAAAGGGAGAACGAATATGTTCACAAAGATTGTTGCATGGTTAAAGGCAGTTAAGGCGTCAGTGGTAAAGTGGTTTACGTCCGTGGCAGCCGAATTAGAGGCTGATGCTAAGAAAGATGTAGCAACTGTGGTAGCTGATGTTACTAAGTTTGTTACAGCGGCCAAGACAGAAGTGAAGACAGTATTGGCATCTGTTAAGGCAGATTTCGTAGCGGCTAAGGCAGATATTGCAGTGGCCGAAGCTGAAGTTAAGATGGTTATTGCAGATGTTGAGGCGGAAGTGAAGAAGATCGTTGCGGATGTAAAGGCAGACGTTGTAGCCATCGAAGCTGAAGTAAAGAAGATTGTTGCCGATGTTGATGCGGATATTGCAGATGTTAAAGCAGATATTGCAACTGTTAAAGCAGTAGTTGCAGTCATTAAAGCAGATATCGCAGCTATTAAGGCAGACATTGTTGCCGTGTCAGCTGTTGTAACACCTGTAACAGTAACTCCGGTAGTTCCGGCACCAGTTCCGGCCACACCAATTACAATCAAATAATAAGCAAGCAAGGAGATGTTCTATGTTTAATCGTCTAATGAAACTGGCTAATGAACTAGACTCGTTGGGTCGCTTTAATGAGGCGGATGAAGTAGATGCACTTATACATGCAATAGCGGCGGGCGAAATTGATATTGACGAGGCGCCTATTGATTTGACCGAGGAAGATACGGGGCTAACAACTCCTCCTGCGGTCGTACCTCAGGTAGATGATGAGATGGCTAAAATGCGGGCCGAGCGGGACAGGCTATTGCAAGAGAGCAAAGAACTGACCCTTAAGAAAATGCGCAAGACGCCAAGCAGTGGTATTAAAGTAAGCCCGAAGGGGGCTGTATCAATTTATGGGCTCGGGCATTGGCCAGTTACTTTATACGCCGGGCAATGGACAAAGCTCTTAGAGATGAAAGAGAAGATCCTGCAGTTCATCGCTGAGAACGAGAAATTCCTGAACATAAAGGGATAACAATGAGATTATTATCAGCGAGAGATGTATCATTAACCTGTGAAGCCGGCATCGAAGTGCCGAGTGGCGGGGGTGGTATAGGCGTGAGTACCGGGGTGCGTAAATACTGGCGCAAACACTTTCAAAGCGTTTCTGATATGCAAGGTACGAATGATCAGGTTAACTATATGATTTCATTAGACTATTCTAATGCCACCCCGGTTCATAGATTCTTGCTTAAGTCGGGAGAAATTGGGGAGATACGCAAGTCGCATAGCTTCTATTATATTGGGGCAATTAGGAAAAACAACAGGCATGATGTCATTGTTATTCAAACCTCTTTCAGGGAGGCCCCTGAGCAAATAAAGAGCCGGCGTCTTACTAAAGAATGGCTTGAGGGCGTAATGAGCGGGAAGATACAAAGGAAAACAAAGGGACAATAGGTTTAAACATGATCATCAAAATATCCATCCTGAAGAAATTACCATCAGGCCAATTTCGCCTTTACTCCAAGAAGAAGGGGCCAGACGGCAAGAGGCGTAACTTAGGCACCTTTGATTCTCTTAGTGCGGCCAAGAAACATGAATCTGAAGTACAGTTCTTTAAGCACCAAAATAACGACGGTATGGCCGATGATCATGAGACTAAAACACTTGGCCGCCTCAGCCACATAGCTACTTATCTTGATGAGGCTGGCTTCATTGATGGGGCGGACAAGATTTATAAAGCCATGGATTGTATAGACCCTAACCTACAAGAAGACTGCATCATCGATCAGAACTGCAATAGAATAGATGGCGGATATAGTGGTGGCACCTCTGGCTTTCCAGGACAAGGTTTTGGCGGAGATCAGGCCGGTTGTCAAGGATATGGTGGCGATGATCCTAATCAGGCTATAGGCAAACTGGTCGATATAGCTAACCGGCTGGACAAGCTAGGGATGTTTGATGGCGCTGATAAGGTAGACTTATTACTATCAAAGATAGTACTTATTCCAGAACAACCTGCGAAGCAATTAGATATGAGACGAACCACTAAGGGCACGACTTATACTGGGCTAGATTTGTTGGTATGGTTAATACAAAACGGGCTAATGGATGAAACTCGTAAGGTGATAGATAAAATCGATACATCTTCTAATAGTGACTTGTTAGCACTGTTCGGGCCGGGGATAAAAAAGAAACCAGCCAGGAAGCAGAAGCTAAAGGATCCAGACAGTAAAACGGATAAAGCTGATGATATGCCTCATATCATAAACGATCTAGAGCGCCATCAGCAAGTAAAAGAGACTGAAGACACTCATGAACAGAAGGAAGATGAGAAACAAGGCAATGAGGCTGTAGCCAGATCGAATGGAAAAGATATCTCGCCTATGGTGGATGGTCCTGGTTGCGGCGGACTTTCTGACGCTTACTTTTTCCGATCGTATACCAATTTAGAGGGAACCTACGGACAGAACATCTAATCGGCCAATAATACTCAATGATTTCATCGACTTACAGTCGTTATTTTCCCGTACTAATTATTTTGGCCACCACACCAAAATCTATCAATATTTTGTTATTAGATATACGGAGTAGTATGCAATTAGGGCCTTTGTGCCCAAAGAGGTCTCTTGATGCAAATAATGGCTGACTCAAATACGATGATGACGTTGGTCGTTACCGATGCCGAAAAAGCCATAGCCAAAGAGGTCAAGGTAGATTTCAAAGAAATCCTAAAAAAGCTTGATAAATCAGTAGAGTCCGTGTCGGACTTGCGCAAAGCAGTCGTAGAACAACACCCCTCCCAGGATGATTTGGCTGGTAAATATCGAGGCAAACTACTTAGATATCGTAGGAAGATTCAGGCTGTGTTTAATGAGCTTCTTGTATCTACCCAAAAGGCGCTAGAAAAAATGGTCCAGATTAGCGATCCGGAGAATATTAGGTTACGTGAAGTGCTTAGTGCAGAAATCGGGGAACTAAAAGATGGTGGCGAGGCGGTTTTAGACCTACTACAAGATCCAGAGAAAGATGGGTTTAGCCAGTCTTTAGAGCAAATATCAGCCCAGATTGAAAGACGAAGCAAGAGCATAAAAGAGGTGATAACAAACCAACTTTATAGCCACGTAGATAATGATATTTTGGGTAAAATGAGGGTGGGCGAGTTACACTTTAGGATTATGCGCCGGGCTAGAATACTGAAACAACTTGTAAGAGGTAAATAACATGGGCTTTACTAAAGTAGGCGATGCACAACCGATATTAGACTACCTAGATGAAAACGTTAAAGTGCAACATTGCCCTAAATGTGGTAAAAAACTTACCCTAATAGCCGTCACAGCCGATGAAAACCGATTCGTGTGTGCCGATTGTGACGTAGCCGATGAAGATCGAATTTCAAAAAACTAATAGGAGTCCAGTCAAATGGCCAATATAAAACAAGAAGAGATCGTTAAAACATTGATTTGTTTGGCGGATTCATTAGACCACGAAGGTAAAGCTGAGCTGGCAGAAGAAGTGGATATGGCGTTGGCGAGTATAACTAGTGACGGTTTAGTTGCTGAAGCTGCTCGTCCCCGAGCCCCACTAAAAGGTCTGGAAGACGCAGTTAAAGAGAGTTTGATTAAGTTTCTGGTTGATTCTCGTGATAGCCTGTCGGGTTCTGTTAAAAACATCGAGGAGTTCTTCCGCCGGTTAAAATACTTCGGCGTTGAGGGCACCATAAAAGATTTAGGACTGGACCGGATGTTGTTAGAGATGAAAGACGTAGAAGCGGCTTCGGCAGAAGCTGTAAAGCGATTCCACGAAATAACTAAGGGCCGCAAGGTACGACAAAACGAGCTGGCCCCGAAAGTGATGGAAGAGCAGAGCGCAATGGACTTCTTTAAGGGGCAGGAGCCTGCAACGGATAAAAAAATGGTTACAGAAGAAAAGGTAACTACTGTAGAAGAGCCGAAAGAAGAGGGGGCGGGGAAGGAACTCGAAGAGTTCTGGAAGGAGTATGAAGAGGGAGAGAAGGAATAGTAATGAGCGGCAAACGATACGGCAAAGAAGAGGTTGCTTTATGGGCCAAAGAGTATATGAGCTGTGGGTCTATTAAAGAAGTTGCTAAGAAATTCGATGCTGGTGCAGATACTGTTAGTAAACGATTGCATGAGTGTAAAGAAAAACTTGGCCTAGTTTTCCCATTCGAAGATGATGAGCTACTCTTTTCAGAATGTAAAATGAGATGTTCTGGCAAATGTGGATTAGTTAAATTATTGGTCGAATTTTATCATGAGGAAAGTGGCAGAATTGCTCATATTTGTATAGAGTGTAAAAGGAAACATCAAAGAGAATATGGTGCCTCTCACAAAGAAGAAGAACTTGAAAGATCCTACAATTGGGCTAAAAACAATCGAGAAAAGTCTAGACAAATAAAGGCAGATTGGGTCAAGAACAATCCAGAAAAAGTCAAAGCGTCTACCAAAAAATCTAATGCTAAACAGGCACCTAAGCAAAAAATATGGCGGGAAGAAAACAAAGATAGAACAAACGCACAAGCAATAGAAAGAAGGAAGACCGATGTAAACTTCAAAATTGCTTGCAACCTAAGATCTAGGATTTCTACTGCTGTGAGAAAAGGGTTTAAGTCTGGTTCTGCTGTTCGTGACTTGGGATGTTCAATTGAAGAGTTGAAGAGCTACTTTATTCCTATGTTTTATATGAACCCAGAAACTGGAGAGATAATGTCTTGGGATAACTATGGAGAATGGCACATAGATCATATTAAACCACTTATATCATTTGATCTAACCGACAGAGAACAGTGCTTGAAAGCATGTCATTATACAAATCTACAGCCTTTGTGGGCTAAAGAAAACATCGCAAAGGGTGGCAGAATTATTGAGGAGCAATCAGATGTCATTTACTAAACTCGGCGAGGCGCTTGATTTCGATCTACAGAGGGACTTGCTTTCTCCTAAAGAAGCACTGCCTAACGATGAAATAGCAAACAGGTTTATCAAAATGGCCAAGAAGCTTAAAAGACTTGCTCCAAAAGCAAGCGGGTTTCTGTACGGCCACTGCATCATGATGCATGCGGCTGAAGCCTCCTTGGTTGACCAGAAAACTGGTAGTCCAATTCTTGGATCGAACGGCAAGCCTATTACTGCCATTTTTGAATCTTTTAAAACTAAAAACGGGAAAGAATCAGTTCGATGGAAATGCAGTAAAGAAGACATTATGCCATATAAGAATGCCAATGGAGATATTTTCCCAGAAAGTGAATTGCTCAAGGCGCACAAACACTGGATCGAGAAACCGCTTTGCAAGGATCATAAGTCGGAATCTGTTGATGGCATTCGAGGCATCATAATAGATACCTATTATGATCCTCGCTTTAAGCGGGTACATGCACTTTTCGCCCTTGACAAAACCAACTATGCTGATTTGGCACGAAAGGTTGAGACAGGTTATGCGAACGCGGTATCTATGGGGACCGCAGTAGGGCGCTCCGTGTGCACTACGTGCGGAAACGTAGCTACCGCGGAGCGCGACTACTGCGATTGTATTAAAGCAAGATCAAATTACGGCGAGATCAACCTAGATCTTAATCCTCTCGAATTGAGTCTTGTAGTCAACGGTGCTGACCATCTTGCCAAAATCCAGAACATCATTGCCTCCGTTAATAACTACGTCCAGAAGAAGCAGGCTCGTATCGATCAGCTGGTCAACGACCGGTGCGTTAACCCTACTGAATTACAATCTCTAGCCGACTCGGTTAACGAGATTCAAGCCAAGCTCAACAGTCTCATGTCTCTACAGAAAACCGCCTCTACCAAGAACGCGGCTGAGATGGGCGAAATCAGTAAGGCCATTGAGGTTCTACAAGAACAAGTCGATTTAGAAACTGACCCCGAAAAGCAAACCAAGTTACGTCAGAAGATAGATGAGCTGGTCGACGACCTAGAAGTTACCCCTAAGGGTAATGAACGCACGCCAACAGAGGAATCTTCACCGGAACATAACTTATATTGGCCGCAGGCCACTGGTGGCGGATCAGAACCAAGCTTTAGCACTATGTCAGATCAGGATACAGCAGCCCCGGCTCCAGGATCGTTTGATCCGACAGCTAGGTTTGCTGGTAATGATATAGAAGGAGTGAAACAGGGTACTGAAGAATTAACACTCCTTCGATCCAAGGTAGCAGACTTACAGAAGTCCATTTCGGACATGCAAGACAAACTTTCACAAGGAGAATCAAATACTATGAACTCAGCGAGATTACGTACACGAGCAAAGGCACGAAGGGCATATTGGTTAGGTGGTGGGGGCGTCAATGAGCCTACTCCCGGCAAGGCAAAGTATGAGAAAGATCCAATGGCAGAGGAAGTTCGCAATAAAGAAGACAAGCAGATGACAGGCGTTGTAGAAACTGGATCGGATGGATTGTACCCTGGTGACGAAGAAAAACTACGCGGTGTGAACCGTGGTGGCTTTAATCTTAGTAAGGCGGAATTAGAAGACCGCAAAATGAAGCGCAGAGCATATTGGATGGGCGGTGGCGGTATCAACGAACCCACACCAGGTAAGCAGAAATATGATAAAGATCCAATGGCCGAGAAGGTTCGTAACACCGAAGACAAACAGATGTTGCAGACTATGGATATGGGCGGAACCGATGGTTCCTTCCCCGGTGACGTAGAGACTAAGAAGCGTATCAACCGTGCTGGCCTCAAGGCCCGGTTCACGAAGGTTGCAGACTCCAAAGGTCAGCTCAATAAGAGCGCGTCCCATTGGGACGTGTTTGCCGACGACCAGATGATTCTATCGGCCACCGGCTCTGAAATCTTCGGTGATCAGA